ATACCGCTCCATGTCGTTGACCCCGCCGCTCAGCACAAGCTGCTGCGTGTCGTGCTCTATGCGTTTGATCTCTTTTAAAACTTTTTCAGCAAAAGTGAGCATGGTTTTTTCCATGTAAGCAGAAGGTAATCGCCACCGTCTGAAAGGCGTCAAGCAGTCATTTAGTAGATCTTTACGTCTCTGTTTCCGTCTTTTTTCTTCACTATTCTGGGTTTTACCGCCCCTCCTTCGTTCATCTTGCGTGATTTCCCTGCCTCGGAAAGGGCAATGGCAACAGCCTGCTTATTGGCAGCAGCCTTGCTCTTTGGCCGAGACGTGCCGATCGTACCCTTCTTTTCGTATGATCGCATCGTCTCGCCTATGTTTTCGCTGATAACCTTGCGGCTTTTACCCTTCTTCAGCGGCATTATCTGCCTCCTGCTGGCAATGTGGGGGTTGGTTTTGGTGTATTGATGCGCTCGCGAGCGACATCAAAGCGACCTTGCGCAATCTTCTCCTGAGAAGCAATGCGCTCATCGTTTGCCTGCGAATTTTCTTGAATGCGCAGCTGTTCGTTTTTCAAAGCCTCCTGCTTAACCTGTATTTCAGCCTGATCCTTCGCCGCGCGCTGCTTCAACTCCTGCTCCTTGAGGGCAACAACAGGATCAGGGCCCTCAGCCCCTGTGCCCGCCAGTGTTGCCTGCATCGCCTTCACGTCCATCAGGTATTTTGCGACGTTCAGCGATATCATCGCCTCGCGCTGCATGTCGGATACCATGCGATCTGGATCGTTGCCATATTGGGTGAACAACTGCACCTCGGCGTCCTCCTCTGCCTTCAGGCGGACGTGATCCATGATGTGCTTCTGCAGCTCCACAGCCGCCAAGGGGTTGCCCTGCACCAATGGAGAGAGCCCCATGATCAAGTGAGAGGCAATGTGCGAGTCGTGCTGCTGGCCAGCAAACGCTTTGAGCTGCTTGCCGTCGATCGCATCGATATTCTCGCTGGCAGGATCCTTAGGTTTCTGATTGGTCTGGGTCTTCAGGATGCCGTCGATGTCGCGCACGTTCATGGCCTGATAGACGCGGTAGTAGGCCTCGTACATGTTGTGCATGTTCGGAGCGCTCTGGGCCAACTGAAGCTGGGTCTGAGCCAAGGTGATGCGCTGCGCAGAGGAGAAGACATTGGGGTCGGCAACGGGCAAAACCGAGACCTTATTGTCAAAATCCGCCTTCTTGATAAAACGAGATGCGCCGGGGACATCGTAGGGGTACTCTGGCGGTAAGTATTGCCCAAAACCCCGGAACAGCATCTCAAACTCTTGCGTCTGCGCGTAGTACAGGCGCTTGTGAATGGCCGACATCACCATAGAGCCGCGCTCAAGCAGCGCAAGGGTAGTGCCCACAGCGGCCTGCTGATTGGCGTCACCAACTTGCATGTCGGCGGTGCTGGCGAGGCGCCTGCCGGCGTCCACGGTGAACCCCAGAAGGGCGAAAAGGGTCTGACTCGGCTCTTTATAGGGCAGCGGCATCAGTGAGGAGGACAATTCTGCCCCGCCAGCGTCAATATCTCGCCATTCACCCGGCTGGATCGGCTTATCATCGTCTGAGATCCGCGCGCCCTTGGCCTTAAAGCCTGCGGGCAGGTTGTGAAGCGTGCCAGAGTCCAATAATTGACGCAGCGCAGCGGTTGCGGTCTTGGACAGACCACCAATCAGGTGGACGAAGCCCAAACCATAGGCGCCAAGGCCAGAAACCAGTATGTAATGCCCAAAATACTCTTTTCTGATGTGCAGCGGGTCCTCTTCTTCCCAGTTTCGACGCACACTGATCACTCTTCCACTGGTTTCGTCAGTTGTGACCACATACGGCAGCTTGATGCCGGTCGGTTCGCCATCCTCGCCCACGTCTTCGTAACCGGGGATGTCCAAATCAACGTGAAACTCCAGCAAAGAGATCTCTTCTGGCTCTCCAGCCGACTGCATTCCGGTAATTCGGTCGATAGTTGCGCCAATCTGGTCTTGTGTGATGCCAGAACCGTCTGGTGACACCTCAATATCGATGTATTCACCCGCATAAACACGCTTTTTGAACTCATTTGAGTCCATCGCAATGCGATGCGTGATGCGCCGGCACTCGGAAATCACGCTCGAGCCGTGATAGGGGATGTAAAGGTCGTCAGCAAGCACCAAGCGGCTGACCATCCTGCCCAATTGCGCGTCGTAATAGACCTTTTTGAAGGTGGATCCGCCATATCCGGTGTAGAAAAGCAGCTGGTCGAACTCCGGCGTGTACTCCTTCATCACCGCAGTGATCTGGTAGTTCATGAAATCCTGTACACGGGCGGCTTGCTGCACCTTGTCGAGGGTTTCCTTGCCCAACGTCTGCGTGCGGACTGGTCCGCCAGCCGGCATGAGCTCCTTGAGAGCCTGCGCTTGGAACTGGATGATGGCCTCGGTCAACATCGGATGCACAACGCCAGACGCCCCACGGAACGGCTGCGTGCGCTCCTCCATCTTGAGGCCCAGAAGATCCAGCCCCTTGGCATACATCTCCTCCCACTGGCCGCGAGAGCTCTTGTCAGCGTCGAATAGAGCCTGAAGCGTGATCGATATTTCCCCAAGATCCTGCGGATCGATACTGTCCGCAAGGTTTGCGTAAAAATCCTGCTCCTCCTCGCCTCCACCGATCTCAATCAAGGCACTTCCGTCATCCTCAATGATGATCTCAATGTCTTGATCTTCGACATCATCAAATTCAATCATGTCGGTGCTTGGAGCCAGATTCACTACCTTGTCTATGGGCATGTTTTATCCTAAAGATATCTTCGATTATCGTGTGTGGCGCGCTCTACGTTGCTTTTGGAGGCCATGCCGCCGGCTGCCAATCCTTGTGGAATCTGCTTGCGGAGTGCCTCTTCAAATTCCTGCTGAGTGACGTAGGAGTTGTCTTGCAACGTCCCGTTTTCAATTGCTCTTCTTACCATTTGTGAGCGCTCTTCCGGGTAATAAGCACGCAAGGCTTCGTCCTGCGGCGTGAACCTCGCCGCTTGGAAGGGGTCGTTTATGTCCACCTTGTAAAGCCCAGTGTTCTGCAAGTCCCCAACCCAGTCCCACTGCCCAGTCTTCACAAAGTCCTGCACAAAGGGCAGATACTCTTTCACAGGAGCCCTGTTCGCTTTTCCTTTGATCTGCACGATTTCTTGATTTGGTCGAGCATTCAGTCGCTCCAGCAGAGCAGGTCGATTTTTCGCAAGCCACGCATAGGAGTCATAATGACCATTGTCAGCAACAATCTTATCCCAGATACCCGGCTCCATCTGATTGAGAATCTCACCAGATATCCCTTGAACAGTGTCCTGCACCTCTATCGTCACATGAGGCTCACCCTTCGCATCGCGCAGCGAGTATATGCGCGTCGCGCCACTTGCAACATCGTCACAGTAGCCGCCAACGCAGTGACCCATCGTGTCGCCTTCGTATTTTAGGGCGTCTTGCAAGGTCCTCCTGTTCCATGCGTAATTTTCGGTTTCTGGCCTCTCCTCAGGGGCTGGCTTCTTCAGCTGAACCCATCTCAGCCCCCGACTGTTCGGCTCGCTGCTGAAGGGTACCGTGTCATACTCCTTGAAAGGCACCGCAGCCGCGTTGTTTGCTCGAGCCAAGTCTGCAGCTACCTTCAGCTCAGCTCGGTATTTATTGATGTCCGCCACTTTCTCCACGATCTGAGGGACAGACATACGGTCCAGCTTGTTTGCGTCAATGCGCAGGCGCTCAGGCAGATCCGTGTTTGGTCTGACGGCGTTGTTGAGCTCGTCGATGAGGTGGCCGAATCCGAGGGCGTTGATTGCCCGCACCGCCCCTGCACGGCTCAGGTCATACACGTTTGTTTCCGGCGCCACTTTTGTCAGCCAAGGGTTTTCTTCAAGGAATTCCTTGTACATCCTCTCTTGCGCAAATTTTGTCAAATACTCGCTGTCATACTCACCGGGGTCCAACAGATCCCTTGCAGTATTACGAGCCACCGACACATCGGTTGCATCCTCCCATGCCTTAGCCGCGTCGCTTACACCTAGTCTCGGCGTTCCAGCTGCGCTCCTGCGGTCAACTGCTTTATACCGGTTCAATCCCACCTGATCAGGATCAATGTGCAAAATCCCTCTCTCGGCCAGCGCCCGAATCGGGTCGCTCTCAGTGCCCATTTCGTTGCGGATGTACTTGGCAAGCTTGGTGTCGATCCACTTGTCGATCTGTGCTTTGCCTTTGAGCAAATTCATGCTGGCGGCGGTGTGACGAGCCGACTCAGGGCTAAGTGACGCAATAACCTCTGGGGTGTAACTCCCAAACATCTGTTCAAGCAATACCGCAGGTGTGTTGGACAGCACGCCCTGATTGTTTGCGCGCAGCATTTGCATCTCACTATCAATGCCATCACCAAGCCAGTTGCCGCCACGCTCTTTGATAATACCGCTGGTGGTCGGCCCCCTCGATGAACTGCCCAAGATGTTGTCCAAGGTGTTGTACGCACCGCCACCGGCTATCGCTGCTGCGATTTCGGCAGTGACATTGTCAGGGGCCAGTTCGCGTGCGCCCATAGCGGCAAGCTCCGCACTGGCGGCAACCGATGCTTCCCGGTCCAGAATCGGGGTAAGCCGCGAGAGGGTCTCGCGCGCGCTGCCGGGCGCCGCCATGCTCATCATGGGGCGTGTCGCAGCACCAGCAGCGCGTAACGGCCCTGCGGCTGGTAGCAGAACACTGGCCGCAAGCGCTGCCGGCGCGTATGGGTCGTAGCCCGCCACGCCAAGGGATTCTTGCACGGCAGAGGACACGGGAGTGAACGGCTTTGTCTCAATGCCCAGCCTCTTCGCGCCGGCCTTCGCGCCCATCTGCAGCAGGTCGCCAACCCCAGCCGTCATGTCCAGCGCAGCACCGGTCACCGGAGCCGTCACGTTCTGCCCGAACGCATCACTGAGGCGGCGCAGCATGTTGCGGCTCTCGGTCACTTCGCGGTCAGGGGCGCTGCTGGCGGTGCCGTAGGCAGTGGCAGGGGAGTTGGCCATGCTGCGGTCTATCTGGGCCAAGAGTTCCTGTGGCGTTGGAGAGGACGACACTTCGCCGCCCTTGGCCATACCTTCCGGCTCCTCTTCCGCAGTTGTAGCCGCTGCCCCGGCGCCAACAGCGACTAGAGGTATCATGTACGTCTTCGTCACGTCCAGAGGGTCAAACACCACAGCAACCTTCCCAAGCTTAGGGTCGATGGTTGTGAACCCAGAGTAGCCCGATTCGGCAATCCTGCGCTCGGACCCTGTTATGTCTCGCGGTATCCAGAGGTTCTCGGGGTCCGCCTTTACGTCATAAATAAGCTCTGGCTCAATTAATACTTCGTTGCGAACGGCACCTATTCCAAGCTCGGGCCTGTATGCATTCTCGGATGCAGGTACGCCATAGTACGACCTTTTGACAAAGTCAGGGTCGGATGCGCGATTAAGTTCTGCCAGCGACCGTCCCGAGAGACCCTGTCCATAACGCTCAGGATCGACTCTCTCAAGGGGTCTTCCTGAGTAGTGGATAAGTCGCAGCTTTCCGTCATCAGTAATTGCTCCCTGAAGCCCATTTGCATTTCTTGAGAGAGCGTCAAAGAATCTATCTCGTCTATCGGCATTTATTATTGTCCCTGCTTCTGACGCCCATCTGGGCATCAAGCCTACTTTCTGGTCAGCGAATATTGTGTCTTCTACCTTCGCCGCTCTGTTTGCGTCACCGTACGGGCCGTAGTTCACCCATGAGTTCTGGCCGCGAGTCTCACTTGCCAGCGCTCGTCGGGCAACGGGGCTATACATACCGGCGTGTGCCTGAAACGCATTCTCCTCCCCGGCAGCCCTAAAACCTGCCCCGCTCTTTGCGTGACCGAAATAGTCATGCACAGCCCGGAACAGGTCGTTGTTTGGAGCGATCTTGCCGTCTATCATTCTGCCTGACGGCAGCAGCAGTGGGTTTCCTTTCGTGTTGAATTTTGGGTCTGACCCAAAACCTTCCACTGTTGGAAATATACCAATCCTGTTGTTCTCATGAATATCAAACAGCGCCTCGTAAGCACTGTTTGGATAAGGGTTGCGAGCTGCGTCGATATAGTAAGGCGTGATGCCAGCCTCGATCATGGCGTCATACTGCGCCAGAGTCTGCCGGATCATCTCGTTATACGCCTTCATGGTGTCGCGATCCTCTGGCGCGTGCTTCATCAACTCGTATTCTCGAGCGAGACGAGTGGCCCTGCTCACGTCAATCGGCAGGTACTTGTCGACGCCTTTGTACGGCACGCCTGCGAGCTCTGCAGCTCGAAGTGCGGCGAGCTCTGCCCGTGCATTCCTGCCAAGCTCCACTGTCCCAATATTCGGTATGTTCGCCGTCCTCGGCGCTCCCGGCAGCGTATTGCCCCCAAGAGACCTGACTCTGCGTGCGGCTGCCGCTGCGGTATCTCCAACAACCGGCACCATGCCAGCCGTTCCGATGGCTCCAAGGATCGCAGCCTCGCCGAGGTTGCCCTGCCGGTACGCTTGTCTAGCGTCGGAAAAAGCCAGAGCATCGCCCACAACTGGCGTAAAATCACCGACCAACCTCGTAACGCCCAAAATCTTCTCTGCTCGTCTGGTCGCCTGCGCCCGCTTGGCCGGATCTTCGTCGTTTCCTCCCAAGATGTCGAACAGGGCGTTGAACGCTTGCCCTCTCACAGACTCATGCTGCACCGAAGGCGGTGTGGGCATCTCCCCCTGCTGAGCCCTAACGCGATCCAACGCACTTGGAAAAAGGCCCCTCATATCTGCGGCTGCTGACCCCTGCGCTGCCGGCTTGTTCGCCTTCTTCCCGCTAAGGTTCTCCAGCATGCGGCGGGAGGAGGTTACTGAGCCGCCTTTTTTGAGCTTGGGGATGCCGCTACCGGGCGCTTGATCGAGCCCGTCAGGTACAGGTTTTGAAAGCTCTGTCCCCGCTCTTCCGCCATTATTTGGTTGCGTAGGGCTTGCGCCACTCGGGAGCTCTCCCCCCGCTCTGCTATTTCCTCTTGGAGCTGTTCTTGTAAGGTACTCATCATAGCCATCCCTAAAAAATACTTGCGTATCGTAATAATTAACTCTTGCATCAGATACATTTTCATCCGCCATCGTATCGTTAAGCACGCCTCTAAACAAGCGCTCTTTTTCTCTGTAAATCTCATCTGCACGGCTTGGATCAAATCCTTCATCAAATTCAGGCACGTATTGAAAACGCAATCCGGTTAGAGACGCGGTTTCTGGAGCCCCTGATCGAGCCTGACGGTTGATTCTGTCATCAAACCGCATATCGGTTATGTAAGTGAAACCGTCAATTCCCCGCTCGCGCAAGCTGGCAGTAATTTTAGCCAATTGGTCTGGAGAAGCCGCTTTTTTGAAAAATATTTCAACTCCGGGGCGTGCGTTAGGGGTTCCTGCGCGCACTGCCTTTGATATAAACACAGCGTCTTGATCGTACTTTTTACCCTGCTCAACCATTCTTCTGATTAAGGGGTCTGGATTAAAATCTTGCTGGACGACAAATTCAGCATTTAACGCCCTTTCTGTGGCCCCCATGAAAGACCCATAGGTATTGGCGAGGTTGTATCCTAGAACCGAAGGATCATTACGAACAACGTCATCAAGCTCGGCTGCAAGCTCGGCTTGCGCGTAATTGCTCATAGGCAATGCTGGGCGCTCCCCAGAAACCCCCAGTGTATAGCGCTGAAGAGGAGCATTGAGAGACCGGAGCTCTATGCCTGCCAGCTCCTGCTTGTTGTCATACACACGCCTTGCCTGCGCAACCCTGTCTGCGTACTCGGCATCTGTTTCTTTTTTTCTTTTATTTGGCGCCTTAAATCCGGTATTGATTTCGCGCCGCAAGTCGTCGATGCGAGCCTGCTCAGGGCTGCCGGCCAAGGACATCTCGTATTCAAGAGATCCGCCTTCCCCTGCTTTTGTTGTCCAACCGTTTTCCGTCCATCGCTCCTTTTCCATAAACCAAGCAACTGCCTGCAGATCATCCGGCCCGAGATCGCCCATTTCGGGGACAATAGATTTTACATTGCCAGATGCGTTAATTCTGTTTGCAGCGTTGCGGAACACTTCTTGGCCAAAGCCAAATTCGCCACCAACGCGCGGGCTTCCAAGACTAGATCCAACAAGGTGGGTTCCTGTGACCCCTTGTTCTGCAACAGGAGGTATGCGCGACTGACCTGAAAGCCTGCGCAGCATCCGCGCTGCCCAAACATCGACAGTCGCCTCATTTGTAAGACCGATGAGATTGCCGGTAAAGTTGGGCGTTTTTGGAGCGCTGCCGGTTTTTACTGATCTGAACATATCCAGCAGCGCCCCCATAGAGGACGGGCTGTTGGTATTGAAAAGCTTGCCAGCTGAGTTGGTAATTAATGGAAACTCTCCGGCGTTGTGCAGCGCAGTCAAGGTCTTCCCATCAACCGGGAGACCTTGTTTGATTCTATTTTCATAAGCCTGCAACTCTGCATCGAACTCCCCTCGGCTATATCGACGCAATATCTCAGATGCATTGGCAAAGTTTTGCTCAACATTCGTCTGTGCGCTTGTTGTACCAAGGACATCAGCAAAGACATCGCCAATTCCGCCAAACTCAGAGCGCAGCTGATCTCGCATCCCGCGATACCAGTTGGCCTGCCGAAGTATGCCAAGAGCTGCCTTATCGCCGGCTCTGGCGCGCTCTACTACGCCGTCCACTTCTGAGACTAGGCTGTCAGAAAGACGATTTGCCCATGCTTCTTTTTCAATGCCGGCTGGAGGTTTTTGAAATCCATACGCTATTTTTTGGAACTCAGGCTTGCCTTTCTTGACGCCTGAAAACTCAATTCTTTCCCAACCGTCTGTTGGCAGGAAATTTCCCTTAATCCTGCGGGCCTCTTCTTTCATAAGCCTTTGCTTGCTTCTATTCGATCCAACACTTGCATTCACTCGACCAAGCTCTGCTCGGCTTAAACGGACGTCAGGCGTAGTCGCCTGATCCAGCTCGTCCAACATCGAAGCTGCCGACCCAGCCGGCACATCACCCTCAGGAACATCAGGCGCACCACCGCCCTCAGGCGTCAGCGCATTCAGCATCCCCCGCGCACTGTCCGGAGGAACTTCGGACATGTCGCTCATGGCCGCGCGCCGAGCACCTCGAGCCCCGATGCCGCCAAACGGGACCGCCCCTGCAGCTGCCATCGTGGCAATCTGCCGGTAGCTATCAGCAAGTGCCGTGTCACCGGCTGCCTGCGCCTCGTTGGCCATGTCCGAGTACTTCTTCGCGTCCATCCCCGAGCGTATCTCGCCGATAATCGGGGTCATGTCCAAGCCAAACCCAATCGGGTCCTGCTTGAGACCTTCGTACATACTGCCAGCCATCGTGCTGACGTCCTCGCCAAGCGCTGACAGAGGGCGCTCGCTCTGCGCAATCTCCTTGCCGTACTCGTACACGGTGCCGGGGATCTGCGCCGCGCCAGAGAGCAGGTTGCTCAGCATCGACGCGCTTTCTGTCTTGGGCTGGGCAGCCATCTGGGCCGCTCTTGCCATGCGGGGAGACGGGGCCGTCTGCCGACGAATAAACTCTTCCACGGGCACCTGAGCATCAGGGCTTACGCGCGGAGCTTCTGTGATGTACAAGGGGTCGCTGGGGTCAAGTGGACGACGGTCTGCGGTGGCCATCCCTCCTTCCTGAAACCCTTGAGGCTTTGTGACAGCGCCACCCTGACTGAACCCGAAGCCACCGTAAGTCAGCGGCGCAATCGGCTCTGCGTAGCCGCCCGCAGCCGTGCTGTCGGAAACAGTGCCTGTGCCTGCAATCGGCTCGACCGTAGCAGCGCCAAGACCACTCACCAGATCTTGGAAGCGCTTGCCTTCTGTGGTTGTAGGATCAAACGCGCGCTGCGCATCACCAAACTCGCCGGACATGACCCGGTTGCGAAGCATGTTGTAGGTGCTGGCGTTCTTGAGCCGAGGATTTGTCTCTAACAAGGCACGCAAGCTGCGATCAATAGCCGCACGGTTCTGCGCAAACTGCTGAGACTTGGAAGTCAAGCCGCCATAGGCCTGAATCTCTCTGGGGCTCAGCAGCGATCGCGGACGTGAGGTCACGCTCGGCGGGGTCCATGTGTAGCCCGCACCAGTGGCAGGCCGAAGCTTCGCAGCAGGAGTGTAGTCAAACTGACCCGGCATGCCGGGGATCGCGGTGCGAGGGGCGCTGTTGCGGAAGTCCACGTCAAGAGCCGGCTGCCCAGCCCCATAGATGTCAGGCTGCGATGGCAGCGGCTGGTACACCGTGGGTCCAGCATTGGGCGCAACGTAAGGCTTCGGCTTCTGCGCCACCATGTTGAACAGCACACTGGGGTCAACGCCCGCGTTGATCAGGTCATCAAACGTGTAGCCACGCTCAGTCGCGTACTCCAACATCTGCGCACGCTCAGCGGCATTGATGCCATCCTGCTGCAGACCCTCTACGTACTGCCGGCCCTGCGCGTCCAGCGCCGCCCGCCCATTCTGCCCCATCGCACTCAGACGGCGCGCCTCGTTCATCAAATCCGGACTGCGCTCGTAGGCAGAGGTCATACCAGCAGGGGTATTGAACTGCATCGCCGGGGCCGGTGCCGGAACAACCTGCCCCGTCGCCGTGGTCTGCCCAGCCGGCTGCTGCACAGTGAAGATCTTGTCCAACACCGCCTGCCCAACGCCCGCGTTGATCAAGTCAGACGTGCTGATACCAGACTGCACCAGCACGTTGTACGCCTCAGCGCCCGTCGGAGCATTCGGGTTGGCAAGGTAGGCCGCAGCGTCACGTCTCAGGTTGGCGTAGTAGTCGTCAACCGTCTGCTGGCCACCGGTCTCCATCGCCTTGCGATACGCAGCCGACACACCCGCAGCCTCCCCACCCTCCGCCATCCGTACCGGCAGCCGCGCCAACATCTCTCGAGCAGTAAAATTGGGCATATCAACACAGCCTCAGCAATAAATGTCTCGCCCAGAACCGCAGGCATTGGGAGGATTTTAACTCAATAATACTCCGGCACAAGCGATTCGTCACCCACCTCATCCTCCTCGTCCGTGTTCAGCGAAATAAAGTTCCCAGCCCGAAACCTCATCAGCGCCTGCGTCGTCGAGTCCACAATGTCATCGTTGTCACCGTTGGGGAACGACGCACACTCCTCAATCACCTCCTGCGCCCAGTGGTCCTGCGTCGCCCACACCATCCCCGACTCAAACAACGGAGCAACCGCGTTCGCCCTCGACACCTTGTCGTGCCCAGCCCGCCTACCCCCCGGCGAGTACATCGTCACCGGGATCCCCATCCGCCGCAGCTCCTGCTGCAACGTCGTCCCCGTCGCCTTCGCCTCAATGAGCACGTTGTCCGGCTGCCAGTACATGTACAACTCCTTCGCCATACGCTTCAAGTCCGGGAAATCCCACCGCCCCTTGCGCATGTCCATCAAGATCAAGTTCGGCCCCGCATCCTCCGTCGGGTAAAACACCCCCCACGTCGTGATCACCGAGTAGTCCGCAGTCTCCTTCTTCGAGTACGCCGTGTCATACGACTGAATCACATACTCAACCTGCGGCAACACATCCCGCTCCCAAATCCGCCACCACTCCCGCTTCAGAATAGCCCCCTCATCCGCCGTCGGCCTCTGCTGGTACATCGCATTCCAACGCTGGACCGACAGCTGCGCTCTCACCGCCTGCAACTCCTCCAACTTCCAGTACGAGGGCCACAACGGACGCTCATTCTCCTCCCCCTCGTCAAACACCGCCGGGAACTCAATCACCTCCCACTGGTCACTCTTCACCGTGTTCTGACTCTTCAGCAACCGAGCCGTCAAGTCCTTCGTCCCCCACCGCGTCATCACCACCACAATCGCCGCACCCGGCTGCAATCGCGATCGCGGACCACCGTTGTACCACTCCCACGCATTGTCCAACGCCAGCGTGGACATCGCATCCTGCTCCGAATGCGGGTCGTCAATAATCAACAAGTCCGCTCCCCGGCCCGTCATCGCACCACCAACACCCACCGCAAAGTACTCCCCTCCCTTGTTCGTCTCCCAACGACCCGCCGCCTTGCTGTCCGCCTGCAACTCCACACCCTCAAACAAATCCTTGTAGTTCTGCGTGTCCATCAGGTTCCTCACCTTGCGACCAAACCGAACCGCCAACTCCCCCGTGTGCGTCGCCTGAATAATCTTCAAGTCCGGCCTGCGACCCATCGCATACGCCGGCAACAAGTACGACGAAAACTCACTCTTCGTGTGACGCGGCGGCATGTTGATAATCAACCTCTTCAACGTCCCAGCCACTATCCGGTCAAACGCACTCGCCATCTTCTGGTGGTGCGCCGAAAAAATAGCCTCAGGCCACGCATACCGCGCAAAGTCCAAAAACCCAGACCGGCTCTTCTCCCGCCTGTCCAACAACGCCAGCCGCAACTCCAATCGCAACCTCTGCGCCTCAACCTCAGGATCCAATCGCATAAACACCCCACTCCATCATTAGTTTCGCTCTGGCAACCTACCTCCTGCCGCCAAACACCCCACTCCCAAAATTTGCAAAAAATTTTTAGCCCCATCAATTCCACAACACATGGGGGCCATTTAGCCATATCCCACCCAAAGCACAAAAGCGGAAATACTTTTGGGGGGGAGATTTACTGTGCGGAAGCCGGCTAAAGCGGCGCCCCGACGCGCGCGGGGCCATCGCGGGGTGCGCCCGATCGATCCGGCCCGTCCTCCCGTCAAATCGGGGGCAAGGGACCCGCTATTTCCGGTAATGATAATTACCGGAATTAGTGACTTCAACGATATCAATGACTTACGTGTTTTCGCGTGCATCAGCGTGCGCCAAACACTACATCTTGTGGTTTGCACCCCTCCGTTCCTATCGATTCCCATCAGTTCCCATCAGTTCCAGTGCAACCGGAACGCAAGGGCAGGGCCCAGCAGTGCGGGCGTTTTGGCCACCGACACTGGCTATCTGGCCTATTCCCAGTTCCCCATTCCCCCCATGTCCAGAATGCCATAGTGAGTGGCCAGATATTCGCATTCCAATTAGTAATGGCATTTCAGTTTGTTATTCCATTTAGGAATAGGTCTTTTTGGTGCTGATTTTGGGGTGTCGAGTGGTTTGGGTGGGGTCGCTGGCAGGTTACCCTGTTATTTTTGCAGGTTGCACTGTCTTAAGCTGTTGATATTGAATGGTTTAAAGGCGAAACAGTGTAACCAGTGTAACCAGTGCAGCACTTTGTAGAGGGGAAGCGCTGTTTTGCTGGTGGAACGGCAGAGATGTCTGCCCTTAGGTATCCATTCTCAAGGATAAGGTTTTACTAGAAAAAGGATACACTGGTTACCCTATAAAGCCGAAACATCATATATATCAAAGCTTTAACACAGTGTAACCACAGGGTAACCACAGGGTAACCTAGTGTAACCTCGGGCGGTGTTTTCTCACAACCGTTTGTCTTTTTGCTGATGTGAGAAAATCAGGGTCGAGACGTCAAAGGCGGGATTACTGGGATCATTGGGATATTTTTTTGCCGTGCGATCCTGATATGCAGGCGCACAAGGTCCTGCCACTCGACCGGACAGCCCCTGAGAGCGGCTCGTTGGGCGTCCCTGCCCTGAGCCTCGAGGTAGGCCTTCGCGTAGTGGCGAGGCCTCAGGCTGGTTACTTGCGGAAGGCTTTCGGTGGGCATAGGACAAGCTTCTGGCCGTTGCTGCGTCGACACTGGTCGCCGTTTCTGGCGCGGATGAGTGTGCCGGCGATCATGGTGTCTGACTTGGTGGGCCGGTCTATTCCGCACTCGATCAGCACGGTGGATGCCTGCACCCATCGCCACAGTGTGGTTGGCGTGTTCCAGTCCAGCGATTCAAGCAGGCGCTCCTCCACGGGATCCACAGCCATGAAGTCGGTGTTGTGTGCGTTGAGCGCGTCCATCTCCTGCGCGCTGAGGTAGTAGCCCTCGCCTGACTTCCACAGCGCGTAGACCTCAGCCCAGACCTGCTGCATGTCCAGCCCGTGGTCGTGGTTGATGTGCTGGCACTCGATGGTCCAGAAGCGGCGGTTGCCGGTTGAGTCGTGCAGGAACTCGCGTGGGTTGACGCTGCCGAAGAACAGGGTGCGCCGTGGGAAGCGCGACTCTCTGCGGGCGTAGGCGAGCCTGAGCACGTCGACCTGTTTGGTGATGAATGCCTTCAGCTGCGCGATGTCAGACTTGCGGAAGGTGCTGTCCAGCTCGCCCAGCTCTACCAGCCAGTAGCTGGTGCATTGCTTCACGCTGTCCTTGTCGTCTGGCTTGAGGATCATGCCCTCCTGAATCAAGTCCAGCTCAGCAGGCACGAGCGTCTTGAACCACTGAGTCTTGCCCAGATACTGGGCCCCCTGCAGCGTCAGCACGCCCGGTGCGCTGATGCCGTTGGGCATGTAGGCGGCAGCGACTGCGGCGATCATCCAGCGCTTGATCAGCGTGTCCTTCATCGCAGCGTCGCCCTTGGCCGTGATGGTGTTGCACAGCGCCTGCAGGCGCGGCTGCCTGTCCCACGGCTTGGACCCCACCCACGCCACCACAGGGTTGAACTGTGTGCCCTCGGCGAGGTAGGTGATGAAGTCGGTGATGCGGTCTGTGGGGAACTTGAACAGGCTGCACTCGCTCGTCAACCACGCCAGTGAGGCGTTGGCTTCGTTGTCCATCGTGTAGCTTTCGCCGGGTATAATAATCTCCTCGGACTTCTTTATTACATTGTACCGAATCACCACGCCAAGCCTGCTGCAGATCTCCCGCAGGTTGTCTATGTGACGCAGCGGCCTGAGCTTGTCGTCGGTCCATAGCAGAGGGCTGTGATGATCGCCGTGCTGCTGCTGAGGGGCTGGGGCGGCAACGCCTTGAGTGGCCGGCTGCTGCTGCGGGGCGCGCGCCGACGTATTGCCCTGCACTGGGGACGGTGCGATACCGAGCAGGGACGCAGCAGCCTTGACTGCCGCTCGCAGGTCGCCGCCGTGCTCGTAGTGCGAGTACAGGTCGAAGGCGTTGACGGGGCGCCCAGTCTCCTCGCTGCACAGCGGATCTGATGCGTGATGTATCCAGCACGAGTTGCCGTCCGGGAATAATATTACACCCGGCAGCCCAGAGTGACTGTGCGGTGACAGGTAGCGGCTGGTGCCCTTGCGCTGGTATCCGTACTGCTCGAGCATGGACACCAGATCATGCGCGTCCGTGAAGGCATCGATGACACTGCCCCTGACGACGGATGACGTGTCGACCTTCTTCTTCAGCTGCGCGATCGGCGCCTTCTCGGCTGGCAGCCACGGGCACATGGCCTTGACCTGCGGCTTGAAGCGCTCCCAATCCCTCCACATCGCCAGCAGCCAATGCGGTGGCTCGGGCCACTGGTCGGTGGGCTGCACGAGCCAGCGATACGGCTGCCCGGTGTCTGGGTGTATCGACGGAGGGAGCACGTCCTGCCTCTGCTTGCCGTCACAGCCTGAGCGCAGCTCGAAGACGGTGTATCGGGCCCACCTCTGCGCGACTGCACGGATGCGCAGCTCACGCTCGGTGTCCCCGGCACCCTTGGCAGCAGCTGCAGCAGCCAGCGCTGCCTTGTGCTTGTCACCGGTCGGATCGTTGCGGGACGGCCAGTCCAGCTTGTGGTAGCCCAGATCCGTGTCCGCCGGCACACGGAACGTCACGCGCCTGCCCTTGCTGCGACCTTGGATTACGGGGTAGGCCTCGAGCGATGACGGATCTATGCCGTACTCGTCGCAGATGTGGGCGAAGGATGCGTCGCAGTCGATGTCGAGCGAGCAGATGCGCGATGGTCCCAGCGCCACGCCCATGTTCCAGTCGGGGTGTTTATCCCAGAACTGTTCTGCTGCCACCGGGTCGCTGATGGTGTTGTTGCCCCAGTCGGATGATCTTGGGAACTTTCGGCTGGGCTCTATCGGCACCAGATGCATGCCGAAGCGCTCAGTGTATCGGCGAGCGTACCAACTGATCGGCTTACTCATGATGAGCGCCTCTCTCGATGTAGCTGTGGATCGTGGCGTCGGCTGGGATGTCGTCAGGCTTGAGCCAGAGCTTGCCGCCGTGCTGCTCGAGCTTGATGCACTCAAGGCAGTCGAGGCACTGGGCGCCGAAGTGCAGAGCACCAGTGGAGATTTTGCGCCGGCAGTATTGCCACCGCTGATGCGGACAGGGGGATGTCATAGTCACCTCACAGGGTTAAGGGCCGCAGCCCGTGATTTATTGTTTGAGCAAAGCCAGCGCCTCGTCGACGCTCCTTGCAACGCCAGCAATCCCGCCAGCTTCTTGTGCAACTTTCAGGAACACTTCCTGCTCGGGGCGCAAGCGACCGGTGTCAGTCTTTACCTCGACAGCAAGGAATCGCCCGTCAGGAGCGATCCCGATGATATCAGCGCCACCCTTGGTCAGGCCAGCCTGAATCATGCGCGCGTCGGCCAGCGTAACCGTGTCGCCAACGCGGTATATCGTCTTGCCAACCCACGCGCCAGCGGTCTCGCAGCGCCAGACCTTGCAGCCAGCCTTAGAAAGCGCGAGCAGAATCAGGGACTGAAGCTGTGATTCTTTCATAGTGATCCTTCGCGAGTTTGAATTCTGCAGGAGTGGGTTTGCGTCCCTGCCTCTGAGCATAGACTATCGCAGCCCAAGCGGCTGGGTTTTTCATTCCGCGACTGACCCCTACGCGCACGAGGTCTGGGAGCTCACGCGCCTTGCCCTGCTCACGACCGCGCTCGCGACGAGCAGCCTCGATGTCGACCTCCGCCAGCTCTCCGTCGACCTGCTCGATCTTGCGCCCGGTCACGACCAGCAGCACTCCGCACTCTGGGCATGCAGGTGGACCTTTGCGGAAGATGTGGAAACAGTCTTTGCACTGCTGGATGTGGATGTCAGGATCTTCGTCCTTCGCCGATCGCTTGCGCTTCTTGCGCCCGTCTAGCGACCACTCGCGCACGTCGTCGGGCAGGCCGTGGCGCTTCCAGTTGTTGACCTGATCGAGAATGACCAGCTCGCCCTTACCCTCTTCCACGCGCAGGCCTCGACCGATCAGCTGCAGGTAGACGATGACCGACTGCGTGGGGCGCAGCTGCTGCACTGCCTCGACCGCAGGGATGTCCAGTCCCTCAATGGCGAGCTGGACCGTACACAAGACAAGGGTATGCCCCTCCCGGAATCGCGTGAGTGCCGCCTCCCGCTCTGCGTCGGTGTGCGTACCGTCGATGTGTTCTGCGGGGATGCCCGCAGAGTTGTACTGCTCACAGGTGTGCTCCGAGTGCGCGATCGACACACAGAAGACCATGCAGCGTTTTCCGTCAACATATTGACGGTACGCGCGGATGGCATCACCCGTGATAGTCGGCCTGTCCATGACCTGCTCGGCTTGCTTGATGTCGTAGTCGCCAGCCTTGGTCTTGACTGAGCTCAGGTCCGGCCCCTCCACGGGAGCCACCAGTCGGTACGGGGAGAGGAAGCCGTTGCGGATCAGCCACGAAGTGTCCTGCACCTCGACCATGTCCCGGTAGAGCTCACGCAGGCCTCGCCCGTCAGTGCGCTCTGGGGTCGCTGTCAGCCCGATCACGTATGCATCCGGGCATGCGTCGACGATCTGCTGGTAACTGCCGCTCACGCTGCGGTGACACTCGTCGAAGATGATGACCTTCGGGCGCTCTGATGCGGGCATAGACTCGATGCGGTTGGCGGCTGTTATGACTGTCGCGATCTGGGCCAGCTGCGGTGACCGGCCCTTGCCAGACATGATCATGCCGTGCGCAAGCTTCGCGTCCCAGAGGGCTTTACTGGTCTGATTGCACAGCTCCCGGCGATGCACCACGAACCAGCACCGGTTGCCCTGCTCGACAGCGCCCTGCATGATCCTGATCGCCATCCGCGTCTTGCCGGCGCCGGTTGGGGCCACGAGGATTGACCTGCGGTGCTGGCGTATCGATTCGCGCAGCCTGCCGACGCCCGAGAGCTGGTAGTCACGCAGACTGATCATTGCGGTGCTCCAGATAGTCTGACAGGGCCTTCACTGTCTCGTATGTGGGCCGGCTGGTGTCGCTCATGAAGCGGTAGATCGTGGCCGCAGCTACCCGCGACCCTTCTGCTACCTTCTGGATATTGCGGTCCCTCAGGGCCTCTCTGACCTGTTCAGGGGTCATCATCTTTCTCACTCCCGTAAAATAATTTTCGCGTGCGTTGACAAGATTACACACAGCGGCTAAAGTTTTCAATACCCGGAAGTACTGAAGGGGAAATGGAACTGAGGCTGAAAGAAAATGTTTTTAGACATCAAGATAAGCATGACGCTGACAAGCATGCACGAATACCACGGGACTCACGGGGTCATAGTCAAGTTCACTGCGATCTGCCCAGACGGGGTGCGGCGCAGGGTATACGTGTGCCAGCAGGGCGACAGCGAACAGTACAAATGCTACTGCAAGGGCACGAATTATGAGCAAATAATCACCGGGTCAGCTTACCGGGCGCTTTGCGCAGGAAGGTAATCGGATGAAAATCACACCGTATCAAGACTGGCACGGAGAGTTCCCCGCGCTCGTGTCCGGCATGCCAAACGACAGCTACCACGGGCACTACGCCAGCATCAGCAACAGCGGGTTATCGCTGGTAGACCGCAGCCCAGCCCATTATTACCACGCACCGCGCAGCACCAGCAGTCGCGCACAAGAAATCGGCACAGCGTTCCACACTGCGCTGCTTGAGCCGGAGCGCTATGCGCTCGAGTACATGGTCGTGGACCAGTGCGACGACCGGCGCGTCAGCGCATACAAGGAAGCCGCGAAAGTCTACGGCGGCGACAAGACTTTGACGGAGTCAGAGGGCGCGTCCGTGCGCGTTATGCAGGAGTCTATCCGCGCGAATACTGCGGCAAACGAGGAGCTGTGTAGGCCCGGACACGCAGAGCTGTCTGCGTTCGTCATCGATCCCGAGACAGGCGTACTGATGCGCGCCAGATTTGACTGGCTCACAGACGACGGCGTGTGCGTTGACATCAAGAAGACGCAAGACTGTCGCGAGCAGGCTTTCAGCAGGTCACTGCACAATTACAGGTATCACGTCCAAGCGGCGATGTACTCGCACGTCTACGAGCTGTTGTTCGGCAAGCCGCTGGCGTCGTTCAAGCTGCTGGCGGTGGAAGAGCAGCCGCCTTGCGCGAACGTGCTGTACGACATAGATCCCTTGGCAATGCAGCACGGGCACAAGCTGTACCGAGAGGCGCTGCTGGCTTATGCAGCAGCGCACGAGTCGGGCGACTGGGGGTCTTATTCTGGAACGGGAGTAATAACACTGCCAGAGTTTGTGCTGGCGGCACTTGATAACGGCGAAGAGGGATATTGAGATGGCAGACGTAAGCAAGGCGCTGGAAGCGAAGAGCGACCAGCTGAACGCGACAGATATTTTGGGGGCAGAGCCGGTCATCCGGATACGCAGCGTTGATGTCAAAGGTGCAGAGCAGCCGATCTGGGTGTTTTTCGACGGCGACAACAACAGGCCGTGGAAGCCAAGTAAGGGTATGCTGCGAATCTTGGCAGCCGCATGGGGGCGCGACAGTGATGCGTGGATTGGAAAGCATGTACAATTGATTTTTGAATCAACAGTCATGTACGCAGGTAAAGAGGTGGGCGGTATTCGCATCAAAGCTCTGTCTGACATCCCGGCAGCAGGAATCAACTGCGCGCTGACGATCAGCAAGACCAAGCGGGAGCCGTACCATGTACCTTTATTGAAGGTGCAGTCCAAATCATACCCTGCGGATAAGTTCGATGCAGCGCTGCCCAAGATGACCGCTGCTATGAAAGAAGGAACCATGACACTGGTGCAGGTAGTCGCGCAGTGCCAGAAGACCGGACAACTCACACCGGAACAGCTCAAGCAGCTCGAGGCTGCCGCGCCAGTTGAAGTGACTCATGATGATGATAGTGTAGAGGTGTATTGATGAACGTATGTTCTTTTACAGGTAATTTGGGCCGCGATAGCAAGACCAACACGGTCGGCAGCGCGACAGTGTGCAACTTCGCCGTAGCTGTGAAGTCTGGCTTTGGTGACAAAGAACAGACTCTATGGATCGACTGCGCTCTATGGGGGAAGCAGGCAGAGAGCAAGCTGCCACAATACCTGACCAAAGGCGCGCAGGTAGCGGTCAGCGGCGAGCTGGGAACGCGCGAGCACGAAGGCAAGACGTACCTGACTTTGCGCGTGTCGTCGATCGGTCTGGTTGGCGGAAAGCGCGACGATGTGCCGGCGGCATCGCAACCTGTACCAGTGTCCGGCCAGCCCGCTGCAGGGCTTGATAATCTCGACGACGATATTCCGTTCTGATCTAAGCAGGAGAGTTTAAATGCCGACCAAAAAGGAGCGCATGGGGATACTGTTCAACTCTTCCCCAGTGCGAAAAGCAAAGCTCAATCAGCGGCTCGCCACACCTGTAGCGCCGCTGGCGGAGCAGACAAGAACGGTCACACCGCAGCAGTGGCGCTTCATCCAAGCGCTGGTGGACGGCGACGGGAGCATCACACTGCAGCAAGCGGCTCTCAACGCCGGGTATACAGAGGCGACAGCAAAAGACGTTGCTTACGTGCTCACGAACCCGAAGCGCAATCCGCACATCATCGCCGCCATCCAAGCTTACCGGCAGGACGTCGCTGAGAAGTACGGCACGACGATTGACCGGCACATGCGCGACCTGCAGATCATCCGCGACAAGGCGCTCGAGGCCGGCAATTACTCCGCTGCAGTGCAGGCTGAGTACCGCCGGGGTCAGGCGCTGGGCACGATCTACGTGGAGCGCAAGGAGATCAGGCACGGCACGATCGACACCATGAGTGCGGAGGAAGTGCGCCGGAAGTTGGAGGAGATCAAAGCCATGTACGGGGACCCTGCTCGAGTGATCGATGTCACGCCCATCGCGGACGAGATTGCGCAGGAGATCCCCGACGACGAGGATGATGATGATGATGATGATGAGGACGACGACGTAGAGGACGCAGAGGAAGAACCAGAACCTGAACCAGAACCCGAACCTGAACCAGAACCCGAACCTGAACCAGAACCCGAACCTGAACCAGAACCCGAACCTGAACCAGAACCCGAACCAGAGCCAGAACCAGAGCCGGAAGAGCTGACGGTCGCGGCAAAGCTTCTCGAAAAGATGGCAGCCACGAGGTTGAAAAAGATGAGATGAGTACAGTCACTGAGACAGAAGTTCCAGCAAAAAAACCGCGCAAGGCGCGAAGGGCTCGCAGGGTCCCTCCGCCCAAGCGAGAGTTCAATTTTGTGAAAAAGCACCACACGGCGGTTTTGTTGCGACCCGAGCACTACTTCATGTTGCGCGAGCTGGCCGACCTTTACGAAACGCCCCTCACGCGCTTGGCAGGAGCTCTCGTCGTGCGCGAGTACTGCAAAGTGCTCGCAGAGACCGACCCCGTCGGCGCCGCCGAGATCACACGGCTCTACGCTGAAGACGAGAAGTACCGCGAGTACGTCACCCAGCTCACCATGTAGCCCCCGCTTGGGGGCTGTTCTTCGATACACAAAACAAATCAGAACGCTGCTATTTATATAAACGATTGCTTAAATTGTGTTTACATTTAACACGTCCTTGGATATTATGCATTCCAGTTCCGCAATAAGGCGGACGGCGAAAAGGGGTGGCAAGATGTTTAAGGTAGCAGCAGTCAGCGATTTGTACGAAGCCGGACGCACAAACGACGGCACACAGTTTTCGGCAGAAGGCTTTTATGTGGTTGTGGAGAATGGCGCTGGTCGTCGCTGGGCATCTTACGACTTTTTCAAGGGTGCTGAGGTTGTGGTGGACGAAGAAGGTTTTGTGTTCTTTCCAGACGTGCGCGAAGAAGCGTCAGCTGCAGCCGAGGCTCTGGCCGCCGCGACAAAGAAAGTTCTGGCATCAGGCGGAAAGCTGTCACTGGAGGATTGGTATCAGATTGATCCCGCTTACGGCTCTCGCGCTTATCAAGCAGACGGCATCGAATTGATCCGCGCTTACGAAGATCGTTACGCAGCTTAATCAAACCACCGCCAAGGATGGCGACAAATAGGAGAACAAGCATGGTCACGATAAGCACAGCAAAAAAGATTTTAGGAAAGCGCATAAAGTGGGTTGAGGAAATCAGCGCCGACTCTGAAGTAATCGAGGTCGTGCTCAAGGCGGGATATCAAAACATCCCGCAGCGCGAGACGGTTCACGTCTTCGGGCTTGATCGAGACTGCTCGATCTCGGAGTACAAACAAGATTTAGAGTACTGGCTTGAAGGAGTCCAGCCGGTAATTTAACAACTACCGCCATGCATGGCGCAAACAAGGGGAAAGAACATGAATCAACAAGAACAGCATCAGCACCTCGCGGCAATCGCCGCCACGATCGGAGGCACGATCGAGGAGGCCAAGAAATTGTCGGATGCGATGTCCGCCTTTTTTGGTCCTGCTCAGAGCGAACAACAAAAACAGGAAGGTAAAAAATGAAAGCACTGAAGCTGAATGAAGACACTCGGGAAGAAATCTTCGTCGATCTGATCCATGAATTATGGAAGTACAACACTGATGGCATCAAGGATATCGCGCAAAAAGCTGGCTGCCATTGGGTAACCCTGTATGCATGGAAGTCAGGGCGCACCAACGCGCCCCGCCTCGACAAGCTGGCGCCGGTTGCGCGAGTGCTCGGTTACAACCTCGTGCTCAGCAAAACAAAAAAGCCTGTTCCAAGACATCTGCGGAGCGTGAAATGAACGACACCACCCTGCTGATACGGTTGCTGGAAACAGCGATCGAGTCGCAAATAGGCGGGCACCAAGTGCTGGGGCTGTTGGCCTCGGCACGAGACAAGCTGATTATCCTGAGCGCCGCACAGGATGTAGCAAAGCGGCACGACGTCACGCTGGATCTCCTCCAGCAGATACTGGACGAGGACAACTGATGAAAGAGAAGAATATTCACATCCGCGTCACAGCGGATCAACACCAGCGCATCATGCAAGAGGCGCGGAAACTGGGCTTGACGGTGTCAGCTTACATCTTGATGTTGGTAGATGGAGGCACCGCAAAGTGAACGAGCGTATCGCAATGATCCTAACTTTACTCTGCGCCTTCATCATCGGCGCTCTGGTGATCCTATGAATATCGAAAAAGAACTGGCACAAAACAATTTGCGCTATTGGACAAAAAGTTACGCCGAGTGGAAGCAAGCAAAGCAAAGCGCCGGCTGGAAAGGTTTTGTGATGCAACACATGAACAATTCCCGCAGGAATCTGGCGAAAGCGATCCGCGAATATGAGCAAAAACTCGGCAGGCCGCATCGCTACCTTCCGCAGTGTGGGGCAGTGCAGTACACGCGACCGGAGGCGATATGAGCCCAAAAGACTCGGCAATTGTGCAAGAGCTGCTGCGCAATCTGGGGATTGCATTAGATAATTTTTGGGACGACCCAAGCAATAACCAAACTGAAGGGATAAAGCGAGCGATTGTCATGAGCACATTGACCAATGCGCTGGTGGCAAGCGCGGTAGCGTATGAAGTCCCGATAGAGGTCTTGCTGTACAACATTGCTGACACTCTGAATACGCACGGAATGCTGCACGACGACGACGACCACCCCGTGCATTAGGAGCAGAACATGTTTGATTATGATGATGGTGAGCGCCCCACCCGGCGCCAAAGATGGTACCAGCAAGACCTGAGAAGGCATCCAGATTGCCGTGATCCAGACCACCCCGGATGCCCAGACTGCAACCCCACAGATGATGAGGAGGAAGGCGAAGATGGTAATCCGAGAGATAAAGAATGATTGGTTTAGGCTGGATGCTGACGGGCTGGTGTTTTTTGGATATACCCGCGAGCAAGTGTGGCACAAATATCAGGCGTGGGTACGCCAGTACGATTTGAGGAGAGTGAGATGACAGCATTAACGAAGCGAGAGCAGTTTGCGATGGCCGCGATGCAGGGGCTGATGTCGGATTTTGAGGCCGTGTACGAAAGCTGCCCCACGGGAGTGATGCCTGCTGACTACGCCGTGTCCGTGGCGGTAGTCATAGCCGACAAGATGATAGCAGCACTGGAGAAGAACGATGAGTAAAGACACTGGAGGACGGGCGTTCCCGCAACAATTTGACGATCAAGACGGCATGACCCTGCGCCAATACGCTGCAATAAAGGCGATGCAAGGGTTTCTCAGTAATAGCAGGCTCCCCGCTATGGTGCCCACAGGGTCGTCCGTTGTGGTGGAGTCAATAAAAACGGCAGACGCACTGCTTGCCGAACTGGAGGCAAGAAAATGACAGAGCGTGAACCGACAGAAGAAATGATAATGGCCGGGATTAATGCGGCGAACAGGTCGATGCCGTACATAAACGATACGCAAATGGTGCTGGCAATCTGGAAAGCAATGCAAGCCCGCGCTACTCCCGCACTGCCGCAGGCCGAGCATGACTTGGAGGACGTTCGGTGCCAGTGCTGCGGATACATGACATATCACAGCGAGCACATGGGCTGCATTCGCTCTGCATACAAGCAAGCACTGCCGCAGGTTCCCGAAGGCATGGCGATTGTGCCGGCGGAAGGGTTCAAAATCGAAGCAGGAAGCGAGGCGTATCAGGAAATAATCGTCACTGCGCCGGATGGCGGTCAGCAGATATTTTGGCCTGAAGATGCAGCGTATGGTCTGATGAAAGCCATGCTCGCCGCCGCAAAGGAGAAGGGAGAATGAGAAAGCAATCCGGATACATAGATGTGCAAATAGGTGCCCTGCTAATACTAGGCGGAATTATCGGCGCTGTATTTACAATAGCTGTTTACATAATCGCTTCGTGGGCATGGCCGTTCATCAAGGCTTTCGTTCATCAGATCACGGCATAAGGAGCAAAGCAAATGAGCATTAAGCCGCTGGCGTGGATAAACGCCGACAATACTATGGCAGGAATCCCATCGGTGCTCACTGAGTACGGGCCGAACAGGAGGCCGCTCTACGCCATCCCCAACACGCACAGGGTTGTGAGTGTGGATGCCCTTAACCGCATCATGGAACTGGCTGGGGTCGCGCTTGTGTACCAGCCCTTCGGCACTAAAGACCGGCAGCATTTTGATGCACTGATGGCAATCATCGAGGACAAACCATGACAGACCGCATCCACACATGCAGTTACTACTGCCACCACGCAGCCTGTATTAAAGCGCAGCGGGACGAGCTACGAGACAAGTACGTGGAAACTAAAAATACGCACAGGGTTGTGAGTGTGGAGCTGCTAAAGGAAGCTGTCGGCCAGCTCAGTGAGCTGAACACCTTTGCTGCGATTCGCGCAATCATCGAGGACAAGCCATGATCTCCGCCCTCTTCTGCGTAGCCAGTGCCATATACTTCGAGGCCCGTGGCGAACCCATCGAAGGACAAGCCGCTGTGGCATGGGTGATCTACCACTGCACTGCCTCGCAGCAGTACCCAGACACCGCCTGTGGTGTCACGCACGAAGACGAGCACCGCAAGTATCAGTGCCAGTTCTCCTTCATGTGTGACGGCAAGCGCGAGGACGTACACGACGACTGGGCATATGCCAAAGCCATGATGGTCACGATGCTCACAGCCGGTGGCTTTATACCAGACCCCACTGACGGGGCGACACACTACCACGCGACCAGAATACAGCCGTGGTGGGCAGCGGAACTGGAACAGACCGCACAGATTGATAATCATGTTTTTTATAGAGGTGAGTGATGAAATACTTGGTGAACAGAGAGACGAAAGAACACAAAGTCGCAACGCCTTTGGCCGAAAGCATCATCAAAGGCTATCCTGATTTTAAGGACGACTGGCAGCTTGTCGAAGCCGACTCCGAAGGCTGGATTCCGTGGAGCGGGGGAGAGTGTCCGTTGCCGGAGAATGCACTGGTTTGTATTTGCGTGGTCGGGCATAGATATAGAGGATCAAGCCCTGCTGCTAATTATAATTGGGGCGCGAGAGCTGGAATTGAATACTACCGCCCCATCCTCGCGGAGCAAGAGCCGGACAACCACTTGAGCGAAGAAGCGACAAGAGCAATCAACGAGACCTTTCGACGACGGACGGACGAAGCAAGGCTGGCGACAGAACATCTAACGCACTGTAGAAACAAAGGATGTTTTAACGACGCAGTGGGTGGAGTTTACTGCACAGAACACGGACCAGCACAGGCAGAAGGCACGCCATCCGTATTCGACCGCCTGAAGTCAGCCGTTGCCGCTTCGGAGTCCATTCCGGGGATCATTGCGGAGATTGACGCTATGCTGCCGGATGGGTATTGCGTTACAAGGTGCGTGGAACAGCCCGCCGAGGACATGACCGATTGGACGAACTGGCGAGACGGTGATTTGATTGAGTGCGTCAACGATGAGGGGTGGGAGACTTTTCACGTAGGTGGGATTTATAAGTTTACGCGGTGGGGGAAAGGGGGTGGGTTCGACGCAGACGTCACCGAGGTTGCGGACCAGTTCGTGGCAGACTTCCGCTTCCACTCACGACCGGCCAAGGAGAGCGTGTGATGACAAACGAAGAACTTGAGAAGAAAGCCGGAGATTGGACAAAGCGAATCGAAGACGTTGTGATTGAAATGGCGTCTGTGACGACCACCGATGGGCTGCTCGTTTACTTTACGCACGAGAAGATAGTCGCTGCGTTTCGGGAGTCGTTGGCGGCGCTCGTAAACAATCACGCGAATGGGCAACCGTTTTATTTAAACAACGGTGTCTATGTTGCTGAAAATGACACCGACGAGGAGAGTGTGTGATGACTGAACTCACAGATAAAGAAAAGGCGCACGCGGCCCTTGATAAACGCGCGTCGGGCACCCCGCTCACAGACGCAGAGCGGGACGAGCTGTACGACGACATTTACTGGTACATACGTTCCCTTGAGGACGAAGTGAGGATGCTGGGATGAACCTTGAAGAACTGCAAGAAGCGCTTAACGATCTAGAGCGGGCAGAGGGGCGGGAGAAAGGTGCATTTGCGCGGGTAGAGGTGCGGTTTTACAGCAGTTATGGAGACTCCGGCCAAGACGTGCTGTCCGTATACTACAACGACGACACCAATACTGTCTGCATAGACCTAGACGAAGGCGCAGCACAGGAGACCGATAATGCCAACAATTGACAACCCAACAACAGCAGCAAACATCCTCAAGACCGCAATAGGGCACATGGAAGAACGAGCGGTCACGTATGACAACCCACAAGGCGAGCGCAGCATGGGCAAGACCGTGGCGATGTTCAACACGCTGACCGAGCACGGGCTGACGGAAGAACAGGGCTGGCTTTTCATGTCCTGCTTGAAGATGGTACGCTCCCAGCAAGGCGAGTATCGTGCCGACAGTTACGAAGACGGCGCAGCGTATTTCGCGCTGGCCGGCGAGAACGCAGCACAGGAGCGAGCGTGATGAGATTTGCAAAACTGACCACAACGGCCACCACACCGACGCGCGGGACCCCCGGCGCGGCTGGGCTGGATCTGTACTCTGACACCGAATGTTTGGTGATCAGCTACAAAACGGAAATGGTCGGCACAGGGATTGCCGTGGAGATACCAGAAGGATATGTGGGGCTGCTGTTTCTACGCAGCAGCATCGGGAAGGCGGGAGTCGCGCTGGCCAACGGGGTGGGGGTGATCGACTCTGACTACCGGGGAGAGGTGCAGCTGTGCCTGACTTACGCGCATGACATGGGGGGGCACCACATACGCCAAGGCGACCGCATAGCGCAGCTGGTCGTGGTACCAGCGCCGATGTTTGACTTGACCGAAGTGGACGCACTGACACCCACGGAGCGTGGAGCTGGCGGCTTTGGGAGTACTGGGAGATGAGAAGCAACACCTACTACTACAACCTCGAGCGCGCTCACGATCAGCAGAACCCGGAGCGCGACAAGCTCGAGGCACAGATCAAGGAGTATCTGGCGAAAGGGGGGAAGGTGACGCAAGTGCCGCGAGGGGAGAGCGGATCCGGACCAATTTCGGACCATCAGGTCCACAAGAAGCTGGAAAAGATAAAAAGCTTTGGAGAAGAGTAGTGATCAAGCGCATCCACGTTAACCAGCACCACATCCGCGCTAATAGCAAAGGCGCCGACCTGCCGGTGCTGACAATCAAAACCAGCAAGGGCAACGTCAAGTGCAACCGGGTCGAGATCCACGGCCCGAGCACCGTGGTCTACTCCCCAGACAAGCCCCTGTCCTGCGGGGCAAAGGTGTGGATCGAAACCAATGCCGAGATCACTGTGCATGGCTCGGCAGTGGCTGGCGTTACTTTATAACATCTTTCGCCACAAAGTTGACGTACTCCGTATACGGTAGCGGCAGCTGTTGCCGCTCTGCACGGATTACTGCGTAAGGGGCATCTACCTCGCTGTCAGGTCGGCTGTGGAAACTGAAAACGGATGCGCAACGGTAGTGAGGATATCCATGCTTATCAACAAAGCTGAGAAACCCACGCATATCGCAAGTGCTTTGAATTCTGTAAAGCGTCCCCTTACTATAGCCAAAGCCCTCGGATGTGCATAAGAGCACATCCCCAACACGCCAGTTTTGCCATTGGCTCATGTCAGATGGATCAACAGCATCATCGTCCAGCGCAACACTGCACTCTTCGCATCGAGTGTTCGACACCTTTTTAAATTGTGCTCTCGGAAGAACGTGCCCGCAGCTCAAGACAAGGTGCTTAGAAAAAGTTCTGGTTATTTTTTCAACGGTGACGTTGACCCATTTTTTATGGATCTCAACTTTTTCGGTGACCACGTCGCACTCGCCGACGACATCCCTTCTTACGTTGTGATATTGCATTTTTTTCCCTCAGATTATGATTATGCGGAAATCAGCCCCTGCTCAATCAGTGACGCCGCCGTGCGCCCAAACGAGCCCTGAAGCTGGTAGGCGAGCCCGGTGTCGTGGAGGTACTGCCATGCGGCCAGCACCTCTTCCTCAGTCCCTTCTTCAAAGCCCTCTGCGAGGGCCACTGCTTCGTAGTTGCTCATGATTTAGCTCCTGTGTCGACAAACACATACCCGGCCTTCGTTCCCCCAGCAATCCAGCGCGAGCTGAACGCCTCCTCTGGATCTATCCACTTCAGCTTGCGTGCCAGAGTCTCTGCTGCCAGCGCGTGGCAATCGACGCCAGACAGCTCGTATGGGTAGCCGATCGTCACCCTGATGCCGCTGGCTGTCGTGGCAGAGATTCGGCTGCCACGGGTGTCCGTGGGGCCGTGCTTTTTCGTTTCGATTGACTGCAGTGCGATCATGGTAGTGCTCCTTGGTGATGGCCGTCCGTGGCCCTGTGAAGTTTTAGATTTCGGAAAGTTCGGCTCTGATCCTGTCGAAGTCAGCTGCTGCCTGTTGGTAGGCGATCTCGAAGGCTGGGGATCCAATGCGACCTGCCTGCTTGGCGATGATCTCCAGCACGATGTCTTGACCACGGCCTGATGGCAGGTGTCCGTGCAGCAGGTTATCGCGAACCGAGGCTACGAAGCCGTAGTCGCCCTTCAATGCGCTCAGGATAGGCGCTGCGATGCTCGCGATCTTGGCAGTGCGATCGGCTGCGCGTTGAGCTGCCTGCTGGCTGGAGAGCTCTGCGTCGGTCAGGCCGCTGTTGCGTGCGCGCTGGGCGTCGAGCTCGGCGTTGTATGCTGCCTGACGAGCCTGTTGCTGTGCTTCACGCTTGGCATCACGGGCAGCCTTGGCCTTCTTCCTGAGCGCCAGCTTTACCTTGCTGATGACCTCGGTGTGGTGCGTCTTTTCAACACAGTCTGTGCCGACAGAAAATCTCTCTCCGGTCGAATCAACGATGATGCAGTGATTGCTGATGCCGGTACCGCAATGATCACAGCTGAAGTGGCAGCACGCTGGCTTGCTGCGCAGCTGTGCGTTGTACGCCTCCGGATTGGCTTCCAGCAGCGCCTTGGATGGCGCAGACCAAATGCCGACAAAGCGAAATGGTGCTATACCGAATTGGAAGTGCTTGTGGACTGTCGCTGTGCTCATTTTGCTCTCCTCTGGCAGCTGGATGCCGCCGATGTGAGTACTATAAGGCCTTGCATACTCGATTGCAACTACTTGTGCGAGCAATCGAGTATATATTTACCTGTTATTGCCATGCAGGTCACGCAGGACGAAGTAGGCGTAAACGTCAGGCCCTTCCTCGGTGGCATCGTCCAGATCCGTGAAAAGCTTGCGCTGCCCCTTACGTGCCGGCTTTATCCGGTTCACAGCAGCGTAGGCCGCGCGGGTCAGTGCATCGGCCACTGCCTCTTCCGCTGGCGCCACGTAGTCAGCCTGCAGCACTCTGGCAGCATCGCAGCTGCCAGACACGTAGCCCTGACGCAGCTCGTGCCGTATGGCCTGCTTGAGCGCTGTCAGGGTCATGCCGCGCCAGACAGGTACCGCTACGTGCGGAAGGTGGTGACCTCTCCAATAGTCTGGGAGGGAAGTTTCGGCGTGAGCCCACTCGAGCACGGGGCGCGGGGTAAGCGTCAGGTCTGTGTGTAGCGGCGCGATGGTTTGCATGTTCTACTCCTCGTTCTGGGTTTGTTTCTGGATGAATTGACGTGCTTCGTAGAGCCACTGCTCTGGTGACAGCTGTCCGGTGGCATGCACCATGATCGACTCTGTCTCAAAGCTGAAAGAAAGGGGATCGTCCCATACTAAGTAGTGGTACCCATCCCCCTTGACCAGCTCACAGCGTGAGTCGAGCTGGCCGATGGCGGTGTTGATGCGCTGGAGGCTCACAGCCACCCTCTGCGCGGGTACGACAGCGGCTCCAGCTCGTCCAGCTTCGCGTTGAAGCCGTCCTGAATCTCCGACTGTAAAAGGTATCCGAACTGCGCGAGTATCACCGACTTGGCTGCGAGCACGCCGCCACGCTCTTCAGTTGTCCGCTGTGCGTGCAGCTCAGTGGCCAGATCCGCGCCCAGCTTGCGTGCTGCTTTCTTTGATGTCTTGATCATGATCTTGCTCCTGTGCCCCCGTGGTGGCTGATTATTGGTTAGTAAAATCTGGCTTCGTAATCTGCGCTGCCGAGGCACTCGTTCTGAGCCTCAACGTCGTCTTGTGCATCGATGACGGCGAAGATGGCGCGGACGCCTTCCTCGCTCAGCCAGAAGATGTGGCCGTTGCCTTCGTTGTCGTCTCCCCAGCCTAGCCCCTTCGCTTCGAGTGACCCGATCAGCGCGGCCACTTGCTGGTTGTTCCAGCCCAGCGCCTTCTTAAATTCTGCGTGGCCGCCGTTGCTGAAGTTGTCGGACAGTTGTCCTTCCAGAGAGTCGTAGTTCAGACAAATCTTCAGTGCTGTAATTTCGTTGCTGGTCAGTTGTGTGCTCATCTTCATCTCCTCTGGCCGCGACATGCCGCCGATGTGAGTAATATAATCGATCACATACACGAACACAACACTTTGTGTGCGCGATTGATAATATATTTGAGATAGGTCTGTTTGACAGAGGATGTTGCCGTGGATAGAATTGCAGCCGATCAAACACACAGGAGAAGTGCGATGTATACGTTGGAAGAAGTACGAGAAAAGCTGCAGCACAGGCGGCTGCCGGAAATGGCAAAGGCCACCGGGCTGGCTTACGGCACGGTGCGAAAGTTGGCTGCAGGGGATAACAAGAGCGTGTCTTACGCCGTCGTCAAGAAGCTGAGCGATGAGCTCATGCGTCTCGAGACGGCTTAAGCCACCAGCGGATCAAACGGAAAAAGCTGCCTCAGCATCTCTCGGCTGGCGCCGGGCTGTGCTGGTGCAGATGCCTGCCCGCCTGCCGGACCAGCCGGCTTGTCCAGCCCCGGCACGCCTCTGGTAGGGGCCGTAGGGGGCTGAACGCGCGCCTGCGGGGGGATGGCAGGGGGAGGTGGTGCCTGCTCGTCTGGCTGATCTGGAGTCGCGCCAAAACCCACTCCTCCGCCCAGCACGAGCCTGTCCAGCGTGGTAGGCGTCGTCTGTAGAGCGCCTTCTGCTGCACTGAGCGCACGGCTGACCCCATAGGACCTTTGCACGCCGTTGACGAGGAACCACTCGCCAGCTGCGCGAGCCACATCGGTTCTGCCCATCATTCTGAAAAGGCTGCCCAACATGCTGCCGACTACTGCACCGGAATTGGATCGATTTTTCTCTGTGCGCATCATCCGTGCCGTAGTGGACGCCAGTGAGTTCATGACTTTTCGCTCTTCGCCAGTGAATAGCGTGCGCACAAGCTCAGGATTTCTACGCTGGGCATCCGCCCACTCTCGGGAAAAAGTGTTTGCCACTCTCCCAGTCGCATTCGAGACGATCCCGTCAGAGATCATCATGAAGGCCTCCTGTCGCAGCAAATCCCACTCAGCTGCAGGCAGCGTGTTCTTGAGCGTGGTCAATGTCCGGATCGCCTCTGGCTTGCCGATCAGACCTGAGAATGTCGATCCCAAAATAGCTTTTGCTGCAGCTTGAGGTGCCACAATTAGCGTTTTTGAGCCGTCGATCATTCCTTCTTTGGTGAGGCTGTTGAGAATTCCGCCCTGACTATCCCAAAGATTTTTAAACCCACGGTAGTTTTTGATGGCGGAAGACCATAGCCCTACCGCCTCGTTGTTGCCGTAGAACAAATTGTGCTCAGCCATGTCGAACAGTTTTTGATCAAGCTGCTCAACTGCCTGTCTGGCAGCGGCGCCCTCGCTGCCAAGGTTTGCCGCCTGACTGGTCAGCTGGCTACGGACAGCCTGAATGTCATCTAGCGACCCGCCATTCTGGAAAATCTCATCCAAATCGCCCAGAATTCCGTAAGTGGTTGGCGCGGATCGAGGGTTGAAGTTGGTTTTCAACCCTGCAATGATCTCGGCTCCAAACGTAGCCGCTTGAGCCGGGTCTGCGTAGGCTGCACCCGCGCTTCTGGCTTGCTGGTACATCTGGTCGGCATTTTCCTTTGCAGCAGCGCGCGCATTCACGAGAGCGGCCTGTACAGCTGCGCCACCCTCCGTCCTCCCTACGACTGGACCACCTCCTGCAATGATCCGCTGAATTTCATCGATATTCTCCCGCACTGCCGCATCCTGAGCGTCGAACTGAGCGCGGATGATGTCCTTCGCTTTCTCGCCGTAGACGCCTTTTTGTGCAAGATCCTCAAAAAGCTGCTGCTCCATGTCTCCGGTAATCTGGCCAGAGGTCAAATCGACACGAACAGGCAGCCCTTGGGCCTGCATCTTTGCCAGAGCTTCTTCCGGCACAGCACCCTCGCGAATTCGCTTTGCGATGTCCTCAAAGACATTTACCTGCACCTGCTCAGGGTCAATCCCAACGCTTCGCAAGTAACTTACCGCCTCGGGTGTGAGCTTGGCGTTGCGGTCGATGACGCGCGCAGGAGCAGTCTCAAAAAGACTGCCAAGCTTGCCACCGATGCCCTTGAATATCTGACCAAGACCGTAAAACGCAGATCCAAAAATCGCACCTTCAGCTACCGGCCTGCCAGCCATCGGATCGCCGGAAGACATCGCAGAAAGCCCCTCTGCTGTCGCCGCTTCTGTCGCCGCAATTGCGGTCGATTTCATGCCCAGCGTAGTCGGCACGCCAATGGCGCCCAAACCGGTTTCTATAAGCGGTGCCGCTGCAACGGCGCCAGATAACTGCAGTGCAGTAGGCATATCCAGCCCACGAGGGTTTGGATAAAACGTCGAGAAACCCAGCAGTTTTCCCTGAGGGTCCTTCACCGGGACACTGACGAGCACGTTGCCGAAAGTGTCGCGACTGGTTTGCGCATTCGGCATAATTTCCACAATGCCTCGCTCAAGTCGTGCCGGGTCGAGTGTGGTGCCAACCAGCGCCATGAGCCTTGCTTGATCAGCTGCTGGCAGGTTTAGATCGCGCACGCCCAAGCCTTGCCCAAGGATTGGCAGCTGGGGATAGGTCACTTTCGCCCCTCTGGTCCAGTCGTAAATGTCCCGTCCCGCAGTCGCAGCGGCTCCGGCAGCATTGCTGGCAGCAGAGAAAAGGGATGCCTTCAGCCCCTCTGGGTCCTCTCCGCTGACGATCCTGACTCCTCGTGACGACATCGCCGCGTAGTTTCCCTGACTATAAAAGTCCAGATCGGAATCCGACAACTTTGACAGGTCAACGGTGGCAGGCGTCTGTCCGGGGGTGTTTTCTTCGGCCATCATTAACTCCGGTTTACTGTATAGGAGGCATGCCGCGACGAGCTCGCTCGGCGTTTATCGATGCTACGTCTGGCGGCACGATGCCGGCAGGAGGAGTGGCTGCTGGGGCCGGCGCTGCTGGCGGAATCGGTGCATTTCCAAGCTGATAAAGACCCAATAGTTGCGTTGCTGAAGGGTCATCTTTCAGTACGTTGGCGTACTGAGCCAGTCTGTTCTCGTGGGAGCTGATTCGGTATTTTGCCGTCTTTTCGAGCGCGCCCATCAGCTCTTTTACTTCTCCCTGAGTCATGGCGCCAAGATCCCCAGCAGACGCCCTGCGTATCAACGCACGCTCATTTTCAGTAATCGCGCCTTGTCCACGCATAGCTTGTGCCGCAAGCAGTTCAAATTCTGCTAGACCCTGCATGGCTAAAACCGTGTTTTGCAACCTTTCTTGACTGTTTCCGCCTTCAACACCAAGGGACTGGCCGAGTCTGGATACTACCATTGCCGATGAACTGAGCGGACCACTAAACAGCTCTTGCTCCAGCAGCGGGCGGACGTTATTCACCGTGTTCAGCGTGCCCAGTGCAGCAGTGGCCTGCGTGTAGGATGCATCCAGCTGGTTGGCTGCATTGGTGCTCAAGACGTCGCTCAGCTTGCCTCCGCCGACATTGATATTGGTCGCGGGACTCGGGCGTGTTATATCAAACTTCCCGGTCGTCTCGTCGACCTGAACAATGGACTCCGGAGGGGCTCCAAGCGCTGCCAATTCCTCGGGCGTAGCCATCCTGAATCTAGCCCTATTCGCCAGCTCGTTGGCCTGCTGCTCCCTCGCCAGCAAGATCGCCCGCTGATCAGCAGACAGGGCTGTATTGGACGCCAGAATCGCATCTCTCTCGGACTGAGCCTGCTGCAGCGCAGCCAACCGGGCTCTGGTCTCGTCTTCTTTCATGGCAGCAGCGCGCGCGCCAAGCTGGCCGGGCAATGCCCGTGTGGCACCCGCCAACCGAGCAGCTCCTGAGCCCCGTAGCGGCTGTCCGTCAGGTCCGACGTTGGCGGCATAGCCCAAAGCCGCCTGAGCGATGTCAAACAGCATCTGTGACTGCGCTGTGCGGTTGTCCGCCAGCCCGAGAAGCTGCTGATACTCAGGCGTCAGCTCACGCGCGCGGGCCATCGTATCTTCCGGAGATTGGCCGCGCAGAGCTAAAAATTCGTCAAGCGGCGAAGTTGCTCGGGTAACGCCCGCCGCGCCGCTACCGTCTTGAAAATGCTGAACGATTCCTCCGCGAGCCATCTGCATAGGCATCTCAGCCGGGAGTGAGGCGATGCCCTCGGGAGGCATGCCCATCATCTCTGGGGGCACCATCGGCTGCTCTGCGGGCGGGGCCATCCCCATCATCGCAGGATCCATCGGCGGCTGGCCACCCTGCGCCTGCATGCCCGTCATGGCGTCCATCGGCAGCGCACCCACGTCTGCTCCGCCCATCGGCAGCGCAGCAATGCCTTGCTGAGCAAGGATCGGCTGCAGCAGTGCCAGCACTTCGTCTGGGGTCTGCTGAGCAGCGTTGTATCCGACGCGATCTGCCAGCTCTTCGCGGCGGGCATCAATGGAGCGATAGTCGCCTCGCAGATTGTTCATGAGGATCTCGGGAGAATTGGGCCGGCGATCGAGAATTCGCGCCATGTCGGCGTCGTCACCTTCCTCAACCTCGCTCTCTTTCTCGATCTCTTCCATCAGCTCATCGATGTCGTCGAGAAACCCGGACATGATGCCGACGTTTTCGATCTCGTCATCATCGACCATCTGTCTTTTCTTTTCTGCCATCATATTCACCTTAGAAGACTCCTGCTGTTTTTGCCGCCGCGCCTGCGGACAGAGCCCCGATACCCAGCCCTACAGCTGTCTGCAGCGGGCTGGTAGAGGGACCTGTCTGGGCTGCCATCGACATCTGCGTAGACGGAGCGCCGCGATAAATGTCGCTCACGAAGCCCAAGCGCTGGTAAGGATCCATGACCTCCTGCATCTTGGTTTGGCGGATAGCGTCAAGCTGCGCCTGTTCGTTCTGTCGCTCGAGAAGACCGACGTTGCCCAACATGCCGACATCTGCGGCATTCAGCTGCTGGGTAGCCTCGCCCATCGCGCCCATCTGCGTGCCCAGTGACCCCATCTGCGTACCAAGGCCTCCAAGCACCTGAGCCTTGTTGAGATCCGTGGCGGCTTGCTGAGCGGTCAGCGCACCAATCCCCTGCCCAAGCTGGCCAAACTGCATGGCAGCATTGCCAAGCGCTTGGCTGGACGCCAGCTGACGACCCTGCTGTGCTTCAAAGCCCTGCATCGCAGCCTGCTGTGCCTGCTGATAGTTTTGAGCGTAGTCCTGCATAATACGCTGCTGCATCTGGTCCTGCACGTTGCGCTCGAACTCTGCGCGCTGTACGCCCTCGCGAGTACCTCCAAACGCGCCAGCACCAACGGCCTGCGCCGCCTGCCCTTGCCGTGCAATATCTGCCTGACGACGCATCTCTCCCATCGCATTCTGGGTCACGGCCTGCTGGTACGGGTTCATGTAGGATTGAGCGGAGTTGGGATCATAGGCCTGAGCAGAACCCAGCAGCCCACCAATCCCCTGCCCCAGTACTGGCTCTGCGCGCGCGACCATATTCTGCGCAGCCTGATACTGCGGGGCGGTTTCCACGGACCCGGCTGCCAGAGCGCCGCGTTGCGTAAGATCCATCCCCTGCGTGATGGCCTGAGATCCGCCTTGGATGAATGGCTCAAAAGACCCGATGCCCTGACGCGCCAGATCCATCGCCTGCTGCTCACCGATAGACAGACCAGCTGCCTCAATCGCCGGCATGTTTAGCGGCTGAGAGTACAGACGGTTTGCTTCGTCCATCAGGTCCAGTTTGCGCTGTTCAATACCCGGCGCTTCCCGCTGGTATACGGTTTGGTAATTTTGTTCAGACATTTTTTCGCGCCTCCAGCTTTCTCATCAGGGCATACATTTTTTTCGCTCCTGCTCGTCGAGATCCGTTGCCCATACCGCGCACGGCCTTGGCAGTGAACACAAATTCGCCATCCGACAGCATAGCGGGGATGTCGTCACTCGTGCCTGTGCCGGGGCCGTTTATCGGGCCGGTTTTACGCGGAAAAGCCTTGTCCATACTGCCGCCTTTCGCAGCAGCTCGTGGCGGAGTGTAGCTGTACGGGTTGTACTGGGGCATCGTGGCCTCTGTGTTAACCCCGCCATACCGTATCCTGTCAGCGTCCTTTTGCACTGGGATGCCTGACATGAAGTCCTCAAAGCCCTCGGGAGGCTGGATCTGCTCCTCCTCGAACCCGCCGCCCAGAGCCATGATCCCAAGGCCGGTTGCGGCGAGGGGGGCGAATTGCCTGATCATGCCGGGTAGCGCGGCGTCATATGCTCTCTGAGCCAATGCTTCAGATTGCGTCCGCGCCAGCGTGTCCGAGTAAGCCTTCTCAGCGGCAAGCACGCCTTGCTCTTTGGACGGAAAATAAGCGTCCTTGAGTCCTTGCCCAAATTTAATGTCATCGCCCGGAGTGAGAGCTCCTTTTACATTCGCGAAGAAGCCCCTTGGTTCCGGCGTAGGCCCAAATCTGGCCTGCGGGACATCAAACATGCTGCCAAGCTTCTGAGCGTCCGTAAAAGGCCCAGCTGCCGCACCAGATCCAGCGGTGAGAGCTCCGGGAGCCTGTGCAGGTGCAGCAGCTTGACTCGGATCAAAACCACCACCCATCATCGGGGTGCCGGTCGGGCGATATACTGGCGCAGGGGCTTGTGCAACAGGCGCCTGAACAGACATAGGCAAGCTCCCTATGCCCTGATCCGCGATCGGAGCACCAATTGGGGTGCGAGTAATGGGAGCCGCCCTTGCCGCGCCAAATGTAGTGGCACTGGGCTGGGCTGGTGGTGCTGCACCCATGTCGAGCAGGGGCTTGTTGGCCACAGGGGCAGGCGCGCTCAGGCGGCTCATGGCGCCCTTGGCGGCACCGGCAGTGATACCGCTGATCGCACCAGCCTTCAGAGAGTCTTTGAGGTTGCCACCAGCAATCAGGGATGTGCCAGCGCCACTGACAAAGCCACTGATGCCTGCGGCAGCAGCACCGCCGGCAGTGGCCCCCAGCATACTGGCAGCGGCAGGGCCGGCAACCATGAACAGCGCGGTACCAATCACAATCTTGCCAATCGTGGTGTTGGCGAACTTCTTGACCGCCTTGCCGAGCTTCTTGAACATGTTCTTCAAAAAGAACTCAGGAGCCCCTGTCTGTGGGTTGATCGTGCCACTTCCGCCGTAGCGGCGAAGAATCTGGGCCTCCACTGGGCTGATGTGAGCGAGCATGGTGTCGCCGTAGCGACCAGCTGCAGCCATTTCACGCGCCATTGGCTTCAGGCTGGCAATCCCGCCTCTGGCAAAGCCCTGCGGGGGAGCCATATTCTCAGGTCCACGCAGCTCATCAAGGGCCACGTTCAGAGCGGCAAACAGACCGGCGTCGAAAGCCTCAGGCAGGAGCTCTTCGTCCACGCCCATATCAAGATATTTCTGACGAATGACCGGATACTCACCGGGGGCGGCAAGCACTTCGTCCACCATTGTGTTGAGCATGTCGATGACCTCGGGGGCCACTTCCAGCTCTGCCAGCTCTTGCCGGAACTCTGCTACCGCGACAGGATCTGCCTGTTCGGCAGTCGCCAGCATTTCACGATTGATTTCTGTAGGTGAAACCTGCTCCCGCAGCTGCTCAAAAGCTGCGAGCTGGTCTGGGGAAGGTTCAGCAGGGGACATTTGGGGGGCGCCCATTCCCGGCATAGCGTTGACCATGTCTTTTTCCTTTAAAAGTTAAAAGCCACACGGGGCTGCGCGCCGGGGAAGGTCGCGAGAATGCTTAAAATTATCAACGAAGACGACATCATTGTCCACCATCACGACCGATCAGTCTCAAGGTACGACAGCACAAACGTCACGTTGGCGACGCTCGATGTCACCTTCAGCACATCGGCTGCCTCGAGCACACAGGGGATGCCACTGAAGACATCCATCGTCTGCGTTGTCGGCAGCTGATAGGTCTTCAGCAGTGCGTGTGCCGTGGCACCACCACCCGGAAAGAAGTTTACCGAAATAGACGCCACCGAGGCGTTGGTGTTGGTCACGCGCAGAGACGATATCACAGTGGTGTTGGCAGCCGGCACCGTGTAGATGGTGGTTTCGGTTGCCGCCGCCGGTATCAGCGGCTGCCGGAGGTATTTGTTGGACATGGTAGCTACCCTGCTGACACAAAGTTGATGGTGAGGATCACGGAGGGTATTGCAGGCCGCGTGGGGCTGGTGTTCGCGTCGTAGTGTTCAAGGTAGACATCGACGTTGTCAGACCACCATGCGATTTGCAGATAGTTCACCGCAGGGTCTGTGACGGTGAAAATACCCGTGACAGCAGGCACTACATGAGCCCAAATGGTCGCGCTTTTGCGCGCCGGGATGTCAAACCGGGTATTGCTCAGGGGATAGTTGACACCAGTGTCCTTGGCCCAGATCTCAAATTCCGCCGCCGTATTGCTGCGGTTTGTCATCTGAAGCGTGAAAGTCACCAGATACTGCCCGCTGCATGGAACGTAGATCTTGGAGTTATCCACCACGCGAACGCCATTGCTTAGCGCGACGGTGTTGAAAGTCACCAGATTCTCGCTGGTGATGCCGGCGTTGGCCTGATCCGCGTCTGACAGCAGCATGGCGTGCGGCTGCATCACGCCGTTGGATAGCTGAAAACCACGAACACCTCCGGCAAAACCACCGCCAGCTCCACTGCCGGCGCTCATCCACGTGGCTGCTCCGGCACTATTCTCGCTGGTGACAGGAGTGTACGTGGTATTGAGCTGCAGAATGATCTGCTCAAGCGAGCGAACCAATTGGTTGAACTGCTGAGGCGTGTACTCTGCCGAGGCGTTGGGCAGGCGGACGCTGGTAATCTTGCTCATCGCAGGCCGTCCGGTTGGATATCGACACGCAGCGTACCGTATCGCCACGTACTCCC